GTCCTGAATTTGCTCGGGATTCATGGACGCCTGCACCACGCTAATCCGCTTGGTTTCGGCGTCAAAAGCCTTAACTTCGGCCTCAAACTCCTTAACCTTCAATTCCTGCGCTTCCATAGACTGCCCGATATTCTTCAACATCCCGGTGACTTGCGTCAGCTCTTGCTGCATCGCCTCGTTCAGCTTCTCGGCCTGCTGAAGTTCAGGCGACTTGTCGTCGTCTGACAGCACACGCGGGTCAATGATCTTCTTAAACCGCGCCGCCATCTCCTGCGCTCCCGGCCAATCCATGTTCTTTACGAACAGGTCGCCGGCCACTTGCCACAGTTGCGGGTTGGTCTGGAGGATATTGCCCATAGCATCCAGGGCTTCCTGGCGCTTGGTCATATAGCCGGGGCCAGTTGTGACCATAACGTCGTAGGTGCCCACGGACGGATTGTAGATCTTCTCTATGACGTTGCCGGCCTGATCGACGATCTTCTTGACGGGTTCCGGCTGCGAGGGGTTGATCTTCACCATATCGACTTCGCCGTCGATACCCACGATGCGCGCTACGCGCTCCGTGTCGTAGATCTTAGGGATCATATCGACCAACTGCCGGGTGACGTGCCGGATGGCGCGGGCCAAATTGTCGACGTAGTGGTAGGTGCCGGTGTCGCCCTGGCGCTCGCGGGCGAGGATCGCCTTACCCGAGCGTTCGTTGCTCCGCGCGCCCAGGCTGCTGTCATACTGGCCGGTTGTGGCCTTGATGTCTTCCGAAGCGCCTGCCTTGGCCTGTAGGAGGCCGCTGGAGGCCATCGGAGGCTGCGCCCGTTGGGGTAGTGGCAAGCTGCCGCCAGCGCCGTCTGTGACATCTGGGTTGACCTCCAGATACGGCCAGTTGGTCGTATTGGCGGTCTTCCACTGCTGTTCGTAGCCTTCAAACTGCCCGCCGTAGCCGATAAAGGGCGCTTTGGGCGCCAGGGCCAGCATTTCGGCCTCCTGGCTGACCCAGTAGTTGTACATCCGCTGCGCGTCCTTGGCGTTACGCACAAGACCTGAGACGTACAGTTGACCGTCTACTTCAAACTCATTTCCGACCACGCGGACCACGGGTATATATTGCCCGGCCCACTCGCGTTCTTCGATGACTTCGTAGCCGTTAGTTTTCATCCACATGACCTTTTTACGGTCAACAACGCGGCTTTTCAGCGGTTTTCCGCCGTACATAGCCTTCAGTTGCTTGTCTTGCGGGGTGTTAGCAAACGCCGTCAAATTGCCTGGGTACAGGTTCAAAGTCGCGTTTTCGTGGTCAATATAGAAATACTCGGCAATCCGCACGGTGTCTTCGGACAGCCACTGGCTGAGAGACTGGTCGCCTACGCCCTGGGCCAGCATGGAGCTGATCGGCGCGGCGTCGGGGAACATCCGGGAGTAGTCGGCCTTGGTGACATCCTCGGTGATAAAGCACCACTGAGCGTCGGCTCCAGTCGGGTCTTGGATCGTCGGGTCCATGTAGACGCTGAACGAATTGCGGACACGGCCTATCTTTAAGTCCTGGTCGAAGCTGTCTTCGCGGCAATACTCGGTCAGGATGCGGATGTAACCTTCGCCGTAAGTCACCTGGTTGTCACAGGCGGTGTCGTAGGCCACGTCGGCGTCCGACATATACTCGATATGACGCACAATGCCGTCGAAGATCTCCGCGACTTCGATGTCGCTGTTGTCGTCTGCCGGGATGACCTTGCCAGACGGGCGGTTTTGCCGCTGGTCGTTGGTTACTTGGCGGACGTGCTGGGGCAGCTTGTTGATTGTCAGGCAGGGACGCGCATTGATCGTCTGCCCCTGCACAGAGCCGCGTGTTGCCAGCACGTCCGCCGGCCATTGCCACTGGTTATCTGGCGAACCGGCCATAAAGCGCAGGTCGTCCAGTTCATCCTCGCGGCTGTCGCTGTAGGCGGACATAGCCATAGTAAACCGGCTACGCATGGTAGCCAGCGTATCATTGCTGTCTTTATCGGGGGTCGGGCCGCCAACATTGGCAACCTTAGCCGCCGCAATAATACCGGTAGGATCCATAGGGCTACTTTTTGCCTTTTTTGGCCGCGTTACGTTTTACCGAATACGCGATAGCCACAGCTTGTTTCACAGGTTTACCCGCCGCTATTTCAGCTTTGACGTTAGAACGGAAAGCCGATTTGCCTGCTGATTTTTTAAGGGGCATGTTAAGATCCCATCCAAGACGTGGGTATTCCGCCGTGAGAGTACGACGTGCGTGCCTTTGCGTCAATCGGTCGGTGTTCCCGGTGTGCTACAGGGAACGCGAACGTCACGGCTATAGCATCCGCAGCGTCAGGAGACGATAGCCCGCGGGCCTTCATGTCCTTCTTGCTCTCCAAGAATATCGAGCCCTTGCTGTCGGGTTTCATCAGGGGGCTGATGAGGTCCGACTTCAGGTACTTGTCGTTGGGTATCGCCGCCGTCTTGAGCCACTCGCGCATGTCGCCCCACATCTCGGCGCGCTTGTTGCCGTACATCAGGGGGTTCTTGGCCTTATTGGCGAAGTTCACGCCCCGGATCTTGTACTTCTGCTCCTTGAGGCGGTCCACGACGCCGGCACCCAGGCCGCCCTCGTCGATGACGACCATCGCGGGCTTGTATTCCTCGATAACGTCGATCACGCGGCCCACGGTTTCCATCGTATCGTCGCCTTTATAGCGCCGGATCTCGATTATATCGCGGCCCTGGCGCACGGCGATGACCGTCGAGTCCGCCCCGAACCGAGCCGGGTCCACGCCAACGATCACCGGAGCTGTTGCGTCCTTCATTCGTGGCCGCGCCATAGCTTCAGCCACGGCATTAACGCTTATGAACTGGTCGTCGCTGGCGTTCGGGAATATACCGTACACTTCGACGTGCGCCTGGCTGCTGTCCGGCCCGTATTCGTCAATAATCTGCTGGTACACGGCCTTGTCGGTGCCCTCGACGGTGCGTGCGTCCACTTCTTTGTTGCGCCAGAACTCCCGTTTGGAGTTAAACGTCTCGTAGAAGTACCCGGTGTTGCGCCGCGGGTTGGAAAACGCCAACCAGAAGCGATTTGGCGTGTTTTCCGTGAAAAACCCCGCCGCGACGGACCAGATGCTGTCGTCGATACCGCTGGCTTCGTCGAATACCAGCAGCACGCCCGCGAAGTTATGCACGCCAGCGTAGGCGTCCGGATTCTCCGCCGACCACAGCCGCCCTTCGACGCCCCAGTAGCGCGTTCCCATCTTGAGGTCGCGCTCGACCAGGTCTGTCAGCCACTTGGCCGGCATGACGCGGGTAGCCGACACCTCGAACCAGTGGCTTTGCAGGCTCATGGACAGCCACTTGGTTATCTCCGCCCAAGTCACCGAGCGTAGCTGCGCTTCCGAGTTGGCCGACACGAGGGTGGTAGACCCGATCCGGGTCGATAGCATCCAGATGACCAGCCAAGACACCAGCGCCGACTTGCCGATGCCGCGCCCGGAAGACGTTGACATCCGGAACGTGTCAAAGTCCACCTTGCCGTTGTTCTGCTTGATGTGGTCGGTTAGTTCTTGCAGCACCTCGCGCTGCCACTTGCGCGGCCCGTGGAAGTTCTCCAGCGGCGTGCCTTTTTGCCCCCACGGGAACGAGTACAGCACGAACTTGAGCGGGTCGTCCTTAAGCCCCGGAGCCCACAGTTGAGACATCAACTGCATCTCGTCCTGGGCCGAGTACTGCGGTTCCTGCACTACTTTTTAGCTTTGGCTTTAGCTTTGGCTGGCTTGGCCGTCTTGGCGCTGACCCGGAAGTCCTTGGCCGAGGGCGCGCCCTTGGCGCCGGGTGCCCGCATCTTCTCGCCGGACCCGGCAGCGATGCGGGCGCGTTTTGCGTTAATGTTCGCGTAGAGACCTGGTTTCATCTTAGCACTTCCATCGTTTGAGTGACGCCTTGGCGCGTTCGCCGTTCTTAGCCTTGGCTGCTACGGCGCCCATCCGCGCGCAGAAGCTGGCCTTGCGGCCCTTGTCGGCAGCCGTCTTAGGGCTGGGTGCCGGCGGCTTGAGGTTAGACCCGGTGGCGGCGTTGTACTTGGCGCGACCCTTGGCCGTCAGCCCCGCGCCCGCTTTGACGGACAGTTTCTCTCCGCGTCCAACGGACAGCGACGGGCCCTTGCCTTTAGACGCCATGCTCTTGCTCCGGTCGTGTTACTTTTTAGCCTTAGCTCTAGCGGCAAGAAACGCCGCCGTGTCGGCTGCCATTACACCGTGTAATTTGGTTTCGGCGGCGCGCGCGAGATCTTCGTTAGCATAGGTCGGGAACTTAACGCCAGACCGCGCAGCTTCCCGAAACGCCGTTCTCGGCTCAAGTACGACGCCATTCCGGTAAGTCGGGAAGTACATGACGCCTTCTGGCGTCCCCATCCTAGCGCCGTAAAAGGTCGTCAGATCATTGTTGGGCTGGGTCAGGAACGTACCCCGGTCCAGGTTGTCGCGGTGGTACTGCACCGCCGCAAGTTCCTCAGCCGTCAGCCCCTTTGGCAGCTTCGTGTAGTAGCTAGGGGCGGGTTCGTTATCCAAGTTCTTGCTCCGTTTGGTTCTCGACCGCCGTGTACGTCGTGTCGACGATCTCCAGCACGCGCGTCTGCGCCATCTCCAGCGCCTGCGTGATGCTGATGCGCTGGTCCACGTTGATGTCCAGCGCCTGCTTGGCGACCCAGCCGTGCGCGTGCTTGAGGATGTCCAGCGCCGCCTTGGCGTCGCCCGCCTGCGCGGCGTCGTGCAGGGTCTTGGACACGGCGTACTCGCTGTCAGCGCGTCCCTTCAGCTCGGCAAACTCGGCAGCGGCGTCGAACTCGCGCAGTCGGCGGTATTCGACGGGCAGCATACCAGCGGCAAGCGCCAGGGTGTCGCCCTTCAGGCCGAGCTTGGCCGCGCCGTATATCGCTTCTAGCCGCGCCTCAGTCGCTTCAAGCCGGCGTGGCTCGTAGGGCAGAGAATGGTAGCTCATTCGGTATGGATACGTCTTTTAGTTGACGGCGGCAAGTTTGTAAAAAAAAATTCGTGCGCGGACCCTTCAGGCACAGAGCCGGCGGCTGCGCGGGCCCTGGCCCCCCCCCGGACCGGGTGGCCTGCCGGCAGGCGGCACGCGGCACGCAGCACGCGGCACCAAGCCGCCGGCACGCGGCGCCAGCAGCAGCAGCAGCAGCAGCAGCGCGCGGCGGGCGGTATCCTGGCGCTATCCTGGCGCTATCCTATCGCCAGCGCGCGCTGCTGCTGCTGCTGCTGCTGCTGCTGCCGCCAGCCGCCAGCCATGCTGCACTGCACCATGCCAATTGTGTTCAATTGTGGCGAACTATCCGCCGCCGCCAGCTAACAGCATGCGGGCGGGCGGGCGTTATCCTATGTACCCATGGAAAGTCTAACAATATCAACGCTGTACCCATTGTACCCAGAATGTAACCACCCTGGGATTTGGGTTAAACCCTTGATTATGCAGGGGAATCGGGATTTGTACCCATTGTACCCACCTTTTTTGGGGGTCTCCAAAAACGTACGCGCACAAGTTTGGGCTGCGCGGAC